CTCTGGATGGCATTGGTAGGCGAGCAACTGCTAATCTACCGCCACCATTACACCCGGCAGAAGATTGTATCTTGGCACGCTGATGCGATTAAGAAGATGCAGGAAAAGCGGGAGCCTATATTCTGGACTGTAGCCGACCATGATGCCGAGGATGCCGCCACGCTGCGCTCTGAGGGGATACCTACACGCCGGGCAAAGAAGGACAGGCCGATAATGGCAGGCGTAGACAGGGTTAAAAAGCGGTTAATCGTGACTAACGGCGAGCCTGGACTGCAAGTATGCAAGTTTTGCACGCCTGTTTTAGAGGAATTTAGTAGCTATATGATGAGCAAGAAGGCTGACCATGACGCACCGGACGGCAAGGATGACCATGCTATGGACGTAGTGCGCTATCTGGTGGCTGAGGTAGATAAACCCACCGGTTCTACAGCCGTATTCTTCTAAGGTTTACACTAATCTCTTTAAGTGAAACTAACACTTTACTTAGAGAGGTAGTAAATGCCTAGCACAGCGACACCCGAACAAATCATTGCGAACAGGATGCACCGTGACTACGAGGTGCGCTTAGATAAACTTACCCTAAACACCCTCGCCCTTCATGGCGGTAGACCTTACATCGATGCACGCCTTACTAGGTTCGCCGGTGAATCAAGCATTGATTGGTCAGGAACTAGCGGATTCTCTAGCCAGTTCAGATTTGACACCAATTCTAATTATGTCGAAGGCCGTAAGAGCCGTGCGTATCTGGTTAATAACGCTGCACGCATAGCCGAGAAGATTAGGCAGTATGTCTTTGCTCGCAGACCGGAGCGGAAAGAAGCTACCAAGGCTAATACCGAGATGATTGCCGATATTACTAGGCAGGGCGATTCTCTGAATGCTTTCATGGGCGATGTGTTGCGCAATCTGGTAGCGACTAAGTGGTGCTGGATAGGCGTAGACGCTCCGCAGGTAGAAGGACAGATTAGCTTGAAGGATGCCGAGGGTGGAAAGATTCGCCCGTACTGGAGACTCTACAGTGCTACCGATGTAGTTGATTGGCACATGGATGATACCGGTAAGATTTCTTGGCTCCTGACTGAAGGCACTAAGTGGGATAATTCAAACCCGTTTGAGCAGAGCACGGTAATGCCTGTCCGTAGGCTATGGACTCCGGGACGCATGATAGAATACACGCTAGAGGTTCCTGAATCTGGTGGTCAGCGCAAGGTAACTGATACGCAGGTATTTGAGATTGATTTTGATGAGGTTCCTTTTGTTCTATGTGGCGAGGTAGCACCGCAACCGCATTGGTTCGATGACGTTGAAGACATACAGCACGCTATCCTGGATTTGGAAAGCTCTATTGATACGCTGATGCATAAAGTAGTATTCGCGCAGATGATACTGCCTAGTAGCGTAGGCAATGACCCGACCGGCGAGAACCAAGGCACCGATTTAGCGCAGAGAGTAGAGGCTATTGTAGGGCTTTCAAATGCAATCCTAGAAGGGCCGGAGGATAAAGGCATAACCAGATTTATCGGGCCGGACGCTGGAGCAATGGGTAAGATGCAAGAAGAGCTTGGCCGTAAGACTGCCGTCCTGTTCGATACTGTAGGTTTACACTTGAACTTTACAAAGAACTTCAGCGAGTCAGCGGATTCAAAGCATTTTGACCATCTAGACCCGCAGGCGGTACTGAGGAACTACGCCCAGCAGATTGCAGAGTGCGAGCGCAAGGCGTGGGAGATGACAGCGAAGTGGGACAAGAACGTGGCTGTTATTAACCCAGCATATTCAGACAAATTTAGAGTAAGCAATATTTATGAGGATTTCAAGAGCTTGGTATTAGCAGCCAACATGGATTTACCGGATAGCGTAATGCGTCTAGTAAATAGGGCGGCAACTGATACTGTTTTGGAAATAAGTAACCTGAGTCTGACAGAGGGCGAGGCAGAGGAGATAAGCGCAGACCTTGATGAGCAAGAGTTTGCCACTCCGGTGCTGTTAGACGCAGCATCAATGGCAGGGAAGACGGTAGCGGGTGTTACCAAACAAGCCACTGATGACGGCGTGGGCGTTAGGCAATCAGGAGCAGAGTAAACAGCGCACCGCAGGCTATCTGCGCGGAACGGAGCTATCAGCGTTACTGCTAGCGTGGTGAAAACAATCACCTAAAATATTGGGGTTATGATCTATGAAAATCGAAGAAGTACTGGCAAAAGTGGCAAAAGGCGAAGACCTCTCAGACGAAGAGAAAGTGTTTGCTGGTGATTACACATCACCGGACATGGAAGCGACTATTAACGCTCGCATGAAAAAAGAACGCAAGAAAGACGAGAGCAAAATAGCCGACTTACAGGAATCAGTTAAGACGTTGAATGAAGCTCTAGAAGAGACGCAGGCAACTGATACGACTGAATCCGATAAGCTGAATAAGGCTATTGAAAGAGCCAATAAGACCGCCACTGATTTGCAGGTTAAGTATGATGCTGAAATACAGGCACATGCAGTAACTAACCGTAACAATGCCCTTAAAGGCGTAAAGGTTCCTTGGATGGATGACGTAGCGACAGAGTACCGGGATTTGGTGCTTAATAAAGCGTTTGACGGAATTGACACCGAGGACTTGAGAGATCAGGCTGTTTTAGCTCCGATTATCGAAAAGGTAATGAGTGAGCAGGCAAGCTTTATCAACTCAGGAAAGACCGGCGGCGCAGGAACAGGAGCTAGCGAGGTTGGTAAGAAGCTAATTAGTACTTCTAAACGTTGGACAAGAGAAGCAATAACACAGGCGCAGCAGGATGGTTCATTTGCTGAACACCGTGGTGAAATCATGGCGGCAATGGAATAATGGAGCAAGAAAATGGCTATATCTAATTTTATCCCAGAACTGTGGACAGCAGATACCCTGGAAATACTGAAAAACCGTTTAGTTGCAGAAGCTGTAACGAATCAGAACATCGCCTCAGACGTAATTAATGAGGGTGATAAGGTTCATATTCTGACTAGCTCGGCACTGACTGACAACGCATATCCTGCATCGGCTAATATCACTTATGAGGCACCTTCTGACGGTACTCAGGACTTGGATATTGACATCAAGCGTTATGTCGCATTTGAAGCACAGGACTTGGATGCAATACAGGCAAAACCTGCATGGGTTAGCCAGTATACTTCGCAGATGGGCTACCAGCTTGCTGACCATTTTGATGGTTTGCTCTGCGCAGAAGCATTGTTCGTCAGCTTGAAGTGGCTAACGCTCCGGGTGGACAGGCATTTGTCATAGGCCCCCCGGCTCTTGGCGAAGCAATCAACCGTTACGTTGGCGGTAAGGCTTCTAACCTCGGCGATAACGTAACAATGAATGGCTTCCACGGCAAATTCATGGGCGTTAACGTTTATACATCCAATAACTGCGGTAACAGCGGCGAGGATGGCTTGGCAGGAATCGAAGGCGAGACAATCGCTCTTGCTTACCAGGTTAAGAAGATGGAAGCTCTGAGACTTGAAGGCCGTTTTAGTGATGGCGTTCGTTCTCTCTGGGTAGGCGGTATCAAGACTTACCGTCCTGAGATCAGCATTGACTGTCATTTCAACAGCACTCTGATTGGTTCCTAATTGTAATTAATGCATGGCGGTGGGGCTTATACCCTGCCGCCTGCTTAAGGAGAAATAATTATGAAAAGACTTATAACTATATTGGTGTTGCTTGCTTCTGTAGGCGTTGCATCTGCACAGTACACGCCCGTAAAACGTGAAGACCCACTGGTTACAACTGTACAGGGTACAACGACTGTTGGCATTGGCGCAATGACTTCGGCTAATGTGACATCTGTAATAGAGAATGGTGACGGAATCGTACATCAGACTGTTATTACTATGGCTGGAACTGCAACGGCAATCGCTGACGGCGGGTTTGAGGCTTCACAGCTTCTTTACACGTTCCCAGAAGGACGCATATTGGTTGAGGGAGTTACTTGTGACTTGACGCTCACAATGGCTACAACTAACTTCAACGGGACTGCATCCGACCTGTATAACTTCGCTCTTGGTACTGCTATCAATGATGACGGAGACGGTACTATCTCTGCGACCGGTGCTGACTTGCTGGCGAATCAGAGCATTGATACCGAAGACGGACAGACCCAGACTAACACTGTAACTGCTGCCCTCGCTGCATCGGCACAGTTTGACGGTACTACTACAGCTAAGAAAGCCTATATGAACTGGGCTGTTCCTGCCGCTAATGATAACGGCCCGAACACTAATGCTATTACAGGTACTATCAAAATTACATGGAAGAACCTGGGCGATTACTAGAATATAAAAGGGATGGGGGTGTTGCGTGATCCGCGCACCACATAACCTTGGAGAATATCATGGCTTATACACCTTATTGCCAACCATCTGGCGGGACACCTAACCCTTACCGTCCAGAAGCAGCAAAGCCTAAGAAGGCTAAAAAGAAAGTGGA